TTTAGCGGCTCCTGATCATCTGGGCCGTTGGGGTATCCGACGTCCTCCTTGACAGCAGCCAACGGGCCAACCGTGACGGTCAGGGTGCCGAGGATGACGCAGCGCGCCGAGTCCGCCACCTTGATCTGAAACTCCCAGCCCAGAGGGCCGAACACGCTGTCAAGCCTCGCTGCGACAGCGCGACTGTCCACATAGGTGAACTGCATGCCGGCGCGCCCAGGGCGCGTCTTCAAGTCCTCCGGTGCGAACGGTGCGTTCAACAGCTCGATAAGGTCCCTGCTCATTCTCCATCCTCCTTTACCTTCAACCTGAATACCCGCGCCCCAAGATTCTCTTGGGTGTACGCATTGACCGTGTCCTCCGTGATCCCCTCCTCTGCTACCAGCAACTTCCAATCCGTCTTTCGGGTTGGCTTGTTCTGCTTCCATGTTGCGACCCAACCGTCGCCGATGATCCCCTCACGCTCCGCGATCTCCTCCTTGATCGCAATGGCGTAGGTGGCGATCTCCTCGTCTAGCAGCTTGATTTCGTACTGAGCGTCTGCGTATCGTTTGGCGATCCGGTTCAGCTCGCGTGAGGCCGTGCCAAGCACCGAGTTCCTCTGGGGAGTCAACTCCTCAAAGGTCGGCGAGTCTTGCCCGGTCATCGGAGGTGGCGTGTCGCTGGCAATCAGTTCGCGGAACGCCTCTGCCTTGGCAAAGAGTTCGGACTGATACGCCTGGTCGGACATTACGCGCTCGATCCTGAAGATCAGACCGCCCAACAGCACCACGACGTCACACCATTTCGCCCCTGTAATCAGGAGCTGCCAGTGAACCTGTGCGAGAACGAAGCCTGGAATCGGCTGGATGTCCCACGCCCGACTCGCCGAGGTTTTCAGTTCTACGATGCCGTCTGGCTCCCCGACGATGGTGCGGTCAAGCGATGCCATCGCCCACGGAGCGTTCTTCAGTCTCACCACACCGTTGGACTTTCGCAGCTTGACGCCACGCTCGCCTTCGTAGTAGCGCCCAACCGTGTCTTCTAGCAGGATGCCCCGGTGGGCAGCCTCGCCGACTGGCTGATCCTCTACGCGGCCTGTCTTCTCCGCCCACAGCCTGAAGGGGCTTTTGTAGGGCGACAGCCCAGCGATGACCGACACGTCGGTTGCCGTGATCCCCTGCTTCCTGAGTGCAAACCACTCAGGGCTGCGCTGTGGTGCGCCTCGCACGAACTCAAATCGCTTACTCACTTTGCCTCCTTCTTCGCGTTCTCTAGCAGCAGCTTGGCTTCATCAAGCCTGAAGCCGCCTTGATACTTGTAGATGTCGGCCAGGGTCTTGTAGTGCCGAATCTTGCACGGCTTGCACAGGCGCTGGATCAGCGGTGGCTTGATCTCTGTCTCCACCTTCTTCCAGCAAAGGCTGCACTCCCACTTGATCACTTGCCCTCCTTCTTCTGCCGGTCTTTCTTCGCCCAGCCCTCTCCAATGAACACCGCTGCGGCTGGCGTGTAGAGCAACTGCATCCAACGACCGCACTTCTCACAGCGCGGCGTGTAGGTGTTGTTGATCGAGTGCGTGTGTTCCTCACGCGCACCACACTCACCGCAGCGGTATTCGTAGATCGGCATTAGCCAAGAATCCCAAACAGGAAGACGATGAAGCCGAGCGCAAAGAGCAGGATGCCAATGTCCTGCAAGAGTTGGGCGCGGCGTGCCTCCTCAGCCAGAATGTTCGTCTTGATTGCGACTCGCCTGTAGACGACAGGCTGCGTCGTACGGTTCAACTTCACTTGGTCACCTCCAATGCGATCAACCAACCAATGGCTGCGTACATTGCCAAGACGCCGACGAGTGCGAACTTGCTGTTGAAGAATCGGTCAAGCATCAGCGCACCGCCTTGCTAGCGTCGTCGCAGGGGATGCAGACGTGAACTGGTTCGCCAACCGCAAACACCGCCTTGCGCGCGCTTGGGTATGAGACCCCCTGAGAAGAAGCGGATGCCAACTTCTGGCAACCAGGCTTGTGCAGCGTGTATTGCTTGGTCTCGCTGCTGAATACCAGCTTTACTGTTCCGTTCATCTTTTACTCCCTAGCAGCCCCGCCAACTTGGTCGGTTCCTCGCTGCTATGGCCAGCATACAGCATAACGGTCAGAAGCCGTCAACCCCTTTTGGATGAATATGTTTTATGCACAAAGAATAACCCCCGGTGGGGGAGGACCCACCGGGGGAGAGGCCGCCTGATCAGAGCGGCAAAGCTGAGGGGCTACTTCTTCGTCAAGCCGTAGCGGTCGTTGCTCGGGTCAAGGTAGGTCATGATGACCTGCAAGCCTGAAGCCAGTCCAGCCGAGACGACGGCCTTGTAGCCGTCCCCATCGATGGAGAGGATCGGGATGCCGAGACCTAGGGCGACGGCGATGCTCACGCTGAGGAAGGTGCGGACAAAGTCAATCACGGCTTCGTCAATCTTCGTGCTGTCTAGAACGTCCTTGAACTTACTCACTGGTTCTCCTTCTTGGTCACAATGACCACATGGCTGGCGGGCGAGCCGGGCTTGCCCGAAGCGATTGCCTTCAGTTCAGCCTCGGTGACTGGCACCGCGTACTGCTCCTTCGGATCACGCTCATCAAATGTTGGGTCGGCGAAGACAAAGGTCTGCGCCTCTGTGTCGTAGGCGAAGCTGGTCATGTGGCCGTACCCGGCGGCGATGACCTTTGGGTCTTTCTTCTCCCAATACTTGACCCAGTTGCGATGCCACTTGGAGAGCGCCTGCTTTGGGTAGCCGATTGGTCCCTGCACCCAGAGGATTCCAGCAGCCCCGCCCTTGACCGAAGCGAGAACGTCTTGCCAGTCCTCCGGCATGCGCGCTCGGCAGCCCATCTCTCGCACGGTCTTGGCAAGCTCAGGGAGCGAGGAGCCGTTGTCGCTGACGCCCTGCTTCTCCTTGAAGCCAGTGGCGCGCTCCTTCGCCGCTACGCCGTCAGCCGCGCTGAAGTCAGGCGCGTAGCCGTGGACATAGGCTGCGGCCGCTGCCGCGCTGGACGGTCCGCAGTCATCAAGGATCGCGCCAACCTTCTTCTGCGCTTCAGCGTCGCTATATAACTGTGATTTGATGCGGTACTTCACCCGGCGTTCTCTTTCTTGATCATGACCGCCACGGCACGAGCTGCCGCCTCAAAGCCCAGTGCGGCGCTGATCGGGTGCGCTGCGGTGCAGCCTTCGCTGTAGTCAATGCCATCCTCGCCACGCTTCCAAAGCGTGCCGCCGAATGCGCTGTGGTCTTCATTCGGAACAAGGGCAACCCACTCCTCGGGTGCGGTGTCCACACGAGTCCAGCCCTGCTCCTTGATGTCGTCAATGTGATCCTCGGTGCGTGCCATCAATCCCTCCATCGCAATGGTCCAGTGAGCAGCCAGACGGCTGTCAAGCCCAAGAATAGCGCGGTCATGGTGTCCTTCGTCTGACCCTCCCCTAGAACGACGACAGCAAACAAGAGGCCAAGCACGGTCCAGGCACCACCGACGAGATCAAGAACGATTCTTTGCCACATTGCGCGCTGTTCTCCTTCCCTTCGGACTATCCATGCCGCCAGACCCGCCACCGCCGCCGCTAGACGGCGGGGTGCTGCCCATGCTGCGAACTGCGGCCGCTGCCGCGCTCGATGCGATCTGGCTGACGACGATAGCCGTGGCAACCGGTTGTGCCGCTGCACGCTCTTCTTCGTCAAGGTCATCTCCCATCGTCGTAATAGCTGCAAGATTACCAGCGAAGTCTCCGACAAACTCTGTAGCTACACCAATCGTTTCGCTGACCGCTTCGGCAACAGCCTCAACGGTTTCGCCGACGAATACGGCGGCCGCCTCAACGGTTTCTCCGACAAATACGGCAGCAGCTTCTACGGCTTCTTCTAGATTCGGCAGAGGGGGCTGTGTTGGCTCAGGAGGAGGAACAGCAGTGGGATCAGGAGAAGGGGGAGGAGGCTCCGCAGACTCTTGTGGTGAAGGCTCTGGGGTCGGCGGCTCGGATGTGGGAGACGGCTCGGGATCAGGTGTTGGTTCATTGGTCACCTCTGGGCTAGGAGCCGGCTCTTTAGTCGGCTCGGGGGTTGGGGCTGGAGTAGGCGGTGGCTCGGGTGTCGGCTGTGGTGTGGCAGTCGGGTTTGGTGGTGGTTCATTGGTTGGCTCCTGTGTTGGTGCGACGCTCGGAGGCGGCGCGGTTGGGATTGGGGTTGGCTCTGGAGTTGGCTCTGGGGTTGGTGG